TTTTCTGGATCATTGTCAGGTCTAGGTTGGAATAAAGCCTGAGCATCTACTATATTTTTAGGTGGAGTTAATTGAGGGTGCTTGGGTTCAAACTCTTCTGGTTCAACTCTTAGGTTGTTCCATTCTGTTTTTAATTGTCTGTAAGGAACTCTAAAGCCACTGCGATCTGATATTGCTTGTGACTTTTTACCTTTTGCATATCTTGCCATTTAATATAAATTTAAACCTGATGGTCTAACCCTTAATGTTACATTGGCACCCTCTTCATCAGAAGCGAATTTAAAAGCCCTTTCATAAAGAGTGTATAATCCTTCAGCTCTATCTGGTGCAAATTTTACTGCTAATTTAGATGCTAAGCCTGCACATATGGCATCTGTCCATCTATAGGGCACATCTGCATCTTCATAAGACTTAGTTATATCTTCTAATTGATAGACACCATAATATCTTATTGTATCTACTACATTGTCTGGCACTGGCCATACATTTATTGTTGGTGTATATTGCCTATCTAACATAAACTGAGAAGATGCTCCTGTAGTAGTTTTATTAGGCAATTGATTGTATTCTGATATAGCTATTCTCTGCATAGGTTGGTCGTTAGATCCTTTTCTATAGACCATGTCTATAACATCTACAATGCCTGATTCTAAGGTATAGTTTGCTTGATTGGCAACTAAAGTAATTGTTTTATACTGAACAGTCCAATAATTATACCCTCTATTAGACCATTCAGTAAAAAGTAAGTTTAAACTTCTTCTGGCACTGGTTGCTTTTTGTCCTGTTTGTGTTTGAGGATCAATACCACATCTTTCAAAAGACTCAGCTATTATCTCCTCTACATTAGGTCTGTAAGCTACTGTTCCAGAAGTTGCCATTAATATTTCTTCTTCAATCTCATTACTATCTGATATGAGTCGCCAGCAGCACCTAAACCAGTAGTAGTAAATTTTATATCTCCTGTTGGATTTGCGCCTAAAGTTTTAGTATTAGGCAATCCTCCTACAGATCTAAAATCTACATATCCTGATTGATTTTCTGTTAAATGAAGCATTATAACATTGGTGTCTGCTGCAGCTAATACTTGTACAGTCATAGTTGATATAACCCAAGTACATTCTAATATTTTAACTCCAGTACAAGCATCTCCATTAGAGTTAGGGTCTAAACCTGATACATCTACTTTTAACAAAGCTGATTCATCGCCAGCATCAACATACTGAAGTTGAAAAGCATAGACCACCTCGTTTACATTTTCAGAGAGTTTAGTTGTTGTTACTATATTAGCCATTTAAAACTCCTATCAACTATCAGCAAATGGTGTAACTACAGTACCAGAGCCTATTAAAACTCCTTGTACTAAATATTCAGCAGTTGCCAAAGCTGTAATTTCAACAAATGAATTTTTATCTCCACCTTTAGTAGAACCATTCATAGATATAACATCATTAGATGAGCCATTAGGTATGAATGATTTTTTACTACCATCATTTACTGCTACCATTACAGAACCTACGAATTTATCTGTTCCGTCTGTTTTAATATCTAAATCAGTAGCATCTGTGCCAATAAAAAATTTATAAGTTGCTCCTATTGTGTCTGTAGTTATTGCAGGTAATGTTACTGCTCCGTCTGCATCATTTATTTCTATAATGCGACCTACATGGTCTGCATAAGTTAGGGTTGTTTCTGCTGTTATATTAACTACAGAATTTGAACCAGCAGAGGTAAAACCTCTATTAGATCTGACTGGTCCTGAAAAAGTTGTTTGTGCCATATTGTGACCTCCTCAAAAAGGGTTTACTATAAGGTCGCTTGAGAGTCTGCTGGGACAGTCCTTATAGATTAAAATTCCCAGAATGAATTACTTATACCTTATAAACCAGTTATTGGAAAGCCTTGTTCAATAATCTGCTCTTTTACAACATCAGGTAATTCAATTACAAATCTAGCATTTTGATCCATGCCTATAATACCTAAATCCATAAGTTCGTTTTTCTTAATTTCAGGTAAGCTATTTATGTAATCTGATTCTGCTTTCCGAGAAGCTTTTATTAAAACTATATTAAACAAGTCTTCAGCATTATTTGCATCATCAGCAAAGTCTTCTATAAGTTGTAGATTGGTTTCGTAATTTTGCTTAGTTTTTTTAGTTATGTTGCTAAACATTTCTGATGCTAACTTTACACTTTTAGACTCTGTATTTTTAGCCATAAGGTCAAAACCTTCTGACATACCTTCCCAATCCAAAACACCCATCATATCAGATTGATAAATAAAATCTTGAGGATCTTCAAGTATATTATTATTAAAACTCGCTTCTGCAGAAGAAAAGTCACCGCCACCTTCTGATACACTATCTGCATACTCTTCTCTTAAATTTCTAATTCTGTCTGTTTGCTTTTGAGTGGCATCACTTAAAAGAGCTTCGTAAGGGCTAGTGTCTAAATTATTAAATGTGCCACTATTGCCAATAATTCTATAAGTCGAGTCTGATAGGTCTGCTAAGTTCTCTAAATTATTCTTTTCTTCTTTAAATATATTATATAAATTTCTATTGTCTAAGTCTACTTTACCCTCTAGCCTAAAAGGTATGTTATACTTTTTACTAAGTTTAGTTAAAACTTGACCTATTTTACCTTTATAACCTTTTTTACTATCAGGAGCTAAACTGTAAATAGTTTTTAAAAATTTTTCATCTTGACCTCTTTTTGCCCAATATCTTAAAGGTTCTTCTCCTGGGAGCATAAATTTAGATTGGTCTTGTTTTGCAGCTTTTACAAGATGCTTTTTTATTTCAAACTCAACATAGTCTAAATTCTTCATTAAAGGAGTTTGTGCTGGTACACTGCCTGAATTTAAAGGATTATTTTGCATGTGTTTTGAAAACCTTCTTAAGTCAAAATCGACTTTTTTAAATTCATTAAACACTTCTAAATCTGCAGCATCTTCTCCCAACTCATCACTAACAGAGTGTAAGTCTTCAACTTTTTTAGTTAAATTTTTATGAACACTCTCCCACAAAGACTTAGGAGATGTTGTGTAACCACTAGCTATGTTGTTTAATATTTCAGTAACATTTGCTCCTGTTGGATTTTCTGTTCTTATGCTCCTTATTATTTTGTCTTTCATTGCTTTTCTAGTAGAAGTGGCAAATTCTTCTTTATTATATTTATTTTTAAATGCTTTATCAGTAGATAAATCATAAATTTTTTCTAAATAATCATTTGTGTATAAATCATCAACTTCATTAATGGCATTTTTATACTTATCAAATATTGCAGCAGCATAAGTATCAACATTATTGCCACCCCCAATAGCGTCACCCCTACCATATTTTTCAATCATTCGGTTTCTAGTTTTTGCACTATTCTCTGATAATACTGAAGAAGGAGCTTTGCCGTATTGTGAAGATGTGTAAATTTTAAATATATTAGGCAAATAATCATCATTTTGTATTCCTGCAGGACTACGTTCAATAGTCGACTCACCAAAATCATCAAATGCAGGAGCATCTCTATTTCTTCTTTTAAATTGTTTTATTAAATCTTGAAAGAAATTATTTTTAGGACTGCCTCGCATACCGAACTTGTGTGCATCTGAAGCCATGTCACTTTGTATTTCTGTAATTTCGTAAGCATTATTATCTTTTCTAATTAGTGAGTGGCTTATGATACCTTGTTCACCACCATGATGAACTCCTGCATCTCTGGTTATATAATTAGATATTTCTAATAAATCTTTAGGTACATCTCCATCTTTAGGTAATTCTATTTTAGTAACTTCCATATCACCTAGCCTATTAAAATAAGCAGGGCTAGTTTTTTCAGATATAAAGGATGTATAATATTGGTCTTCTAAAACTTTTACCATTTCATCTTTAGTCAATAATTTATCGTCCAGCTTATTATTTTTAATAAGCCTCATCATATTTTCAACTTCACTAGTTTTTATAGGTATTTCCATATTGTTAATTTTAAGAGTAGTGCCACCTTTTAACATACCACCCATCCAGTTCTCAGGCTTTTGTTTGAGTTCTTCTCCTCTGGCTTTACTAGGAGCACCTTTTATTTTCTCTACTACACCACTAAATAATTCAGGAGAGCCAATTATCTTAACTGCCTCAGCATCAAAAGGCATAAACACAGAAGCCCCAGCAATTACAGCTTGAGCCTTAGGGCTCATAGATTGTGATAATAATGCTGCTGTACCTGTTTGAATTGGATCTCTTGTAGCTATACCCTCCAATATGTCTATGCCTATAGCCAAAGGTTCAGTAAGTGGAAACGCATAAAGAGGTAAAGTTTTTAAACCATAACCTGTTGTAAAAGCATCAGCTGTTTTTTGTGCTGATTGCTCTGTAAAATCTTCAGCTTTCATTTTTACTCTATCTAAAGATACATCACCAAATACTCCAAATTTTGCATCTTCAGGTGTAAATTCTACTATAGGAACTTCTCTGGCAAAACGATTCATTAATTCTGGTATTGCTCCTAGCTTGTCTTGATTTTGTAGCATCGCTAACTCACTACCACTCATGCCAGTGCCTGATAATCTTTTATTAGCATAGTATTTAGCTAGTCCTTCTGGTAACTTTTCACC